AAGAAGTACTAAATGACAAAATCTGGGCAAATTTATTTGATTCTTTCAATGATCCCAACAAGGCATGGGTAGAATGCGAACAAAAATGTGGGTGTAGTCTAGTAAACGAAGATTACGCCGTTGGATGGCTTACCAATTGAATATATAATTTTAATCATGGCACATAAAATCATAACTATATTACATGACATGGATATATCAAAACTCACCCGTAGAGAATTTACCCGAGGACTGTGTGGGGTTTGTGTATCTTATCACAAATAATCTATCTGGCAAAAAGTACATAGGCAAAAAACTAGCAAAATTCGCAAAAACTACATACAAAACTGTAAAACTCAAAAACGGCACGAAGAAGAAAAAGAAGATACGCAGTAAAATCGACTCTGACTGGCGCGAATATTATGGCTCAAACGATCAACTCAACCGAGATGTTCTAATTCATGGCACCGAAAACTTTACTAGAGAAATACTCTATTATTGCAACAGCAAAGCTGAATGTAGTTATATAGAAGCTCGTGAACAATTCACTAATAGGGTATTAGAATCTACAGATTATTATAACGGACAGATATCTGTTCGTGTCCATGGCTCCCACATACTAAACAAACTCAACGGATAACGACTCGCACAAGTCTTAAAACGTGTGCCTAGCGACAACCGGATAAAAACGGGGACGGAAGACTCAGCGCCGTACTGAGCACTTAGCAACTATCCTTAACAGGACGACGATTGGATATGCCTTCATACAACCAGTTTTGCTATTTGAAAAGAATTAATAAAGGCTAAATGAGTGGGTAACTCCCACAGGTTAGTATAGTATGTTAGCGTATATTATATTAACTGCCGTTGAATAAAGACGGAGCTCGAGGTACAGGTCAACCGCCTCTGTAATGCTCTAACGCTGAGTGATTGTGCGTCTCGGATGAAATCATTTTCTTTGCCCGTTTATCGGGCAAAGAGTGACTGCTTGTTCTGGATGAAACTAGTATCGCTGCGCTCTAACTCTATAATTAAGAAAAGAAATGTTGTTGTGAGCGATAGCGATACAACAGATGTCTTTAGACATCTTAAAAGAATGGCATTCCTGTTTTCTTTGTTGTTTCCATGTTGCTTTTAACTATATCGGTAATCATGATTCTTTCTTGATTAGTTAATGCCATGGCATCATCATAACTCAATCCACCCCTCATATACCAACACATTTTTAATGCTTCATGTTTTAAGGCTTTTGTATCTTTCTCGTATTGTTCCAATAACTCTACGATTTCTGCATCAGTTTTAAAAGTCAAAAGCCTTAAACGAAAAAATTTGCGTAATCAAACTCAATATTAACATCAAAGGGTTTTGAGCATTCGCCACAGACTACACTGGCGGGTTTTATTTTAACAGTATTTGCTAGTTCTAATAATTTGTCTTGGATTGATTTGATAACAGATGACTCTGAGTTTTCAAAGAATTCTTTTAGATGTGCTTTATTTGAAATTCTAGATCCATCTTCCATTTCTATATACTCGATACTTTCCACAACTGACATAATGCCAAGATCAACTAGCTTGGTCATACTTTCGGATAGCAATCGTATTTTTTCATCAGGATCTATATCGGTGCCTATATTATTAATTGCGTCTGATAGTTTTTGTTCCTCAAAAGCCACTCGATTACTTTGATTTACTGCAAAGTAGCGTTGCGGGTGTAGTTTAATTTTCAGTGTTTGATATTCTATTTTTTGCGAATAGTCGGGGCATTGTATGCCTCCTAGTATAGGCTTTAAGTCAATATCATAATCATTTTCTGCTTTACAATGCGGGCATACTGTTTCGATGTGCATATGCTCCCCGTAACTGGCAATGCGTATTGCAATCAGTACAGCATCTACATCAATACTGGGCATTTCCCATGCATTCTTAATTCCCGGAACACAACTCTGTATAACGTCCACGACACCTTGACCGTTTAGTAGTGCATCCGGAGTTTTGAGCACGATTTCGTCTTTTGTGGTCATTGCGTAAACTGGAAGTTCGCCAGTTACTGCTAATTCTAGTGCTTCTTCTTTCCACCATTTGCCACCGCTGGGTAATTTGATATAGATCGCGGGCTGGCGAAAAAATTTACTCAAGGGGTTTTGTTGCTCGATCGACATGTTTTTATCCTATAAATATATGATTGATACTAATATTTATAGTGGTATCCTAACTGGAAATTTAATATATGGCAACTGGAAAAAGCACAGAACAACTCTTAGAATCCCTTCTTGAGCAACAAATAGACACTAATAAAATGATGGCTCGTAGTATGGGTGCAACAGGTGTTGCTGGCTCTAGCGCATCTGGTTCAGCTATACCATTTAAAAAATACGCTAAAAGTTTTGATGAGTTGATTCGTGAAACTCAACGACAGACTGAATGGCTTAAAAAGTCTGCCAAAGAAGCCAGCAGTTTCTCTAAGATGTTTTCACCAATTCCGTCTACTTTATCAAGTTTAAAACATCAAATAGAAGAATTAGATGAAGCTATAAAAGATCAAGCTGATGCAGAAAAAGTACGACAGCTACAAGAAGAGAAAGCACATCTTTTAACACAAGCGGCCCGTAACGACAATATTGAAAACATGAAGAAACTTACCTCTAACTTGAAACAGGTTGGGGTTACAGGGCTCGGGGCTGCAGGTAACTTTGTCAAAGGTCTTCAAAGCGGACAAACCGGCATAGAATTAAGTACAGGATTGATAACTGCCGGGCTTGAGATGTCGGCTACGGCCAGTGCGGCCGCCGGACAAGCCGCCGGTACTGCTGGGCAAATAATGATGCACAGCACCAATCCCAAACTGAAAGCATTGGGTGAGACTGCTGCAATTGTGGGACCGCTACTAGGGCAATTGGGTGCAGGTGCTAGTAAGCTGGCCAAATTTGGTGTTGAAGTACTAAGCAAAGAAGTAGAAAAAACAGTCAAAGCATTTAACGATGCATCTGGTGCCGGAGCATTGTTTGCCGGTGGTATGGATGACTTGCGGGCCTATTCAGGTCAAGCAGGGTTGACTGTAGAGCAATACAGTAATGTACTAAAAAATAACGCAGGTATACTGGCTGATTCTGGATATACTGTCAGTGGTGCTGCAAAAATTGTTGCCGGAGTTACTAGTAATCTAGCAACACAGACTAATAAAAACGGACGTACCCTGCAAAACGAATTACTAAACTTGGGTTATGGTTTTGAAGAACAGGCTGGACTAGTAGCTCAAATAACTTCTGATCTTAAGAAAAGTGGTGGTACTGCAAGTAATGCTCAAGTGGCACAGGCCACTGCGGAGATTGGCAGAAATATGCGAATCGTCGCAGATATATTAGGCGAAGATGCAAAACAAAAAATGGCCCAGGCAAAGAAAGAAGCTGAACAATATGCATTCAATGCCAAGGTGCGAGAAATTGCAAGAAAAACTAATGATCCCGGATTACTAAAACGTGTAGAAGCAAGTCTTTCTTTAATGGATGAAACGCAAAGACGTGCGGCTATACAAGCAACTGTTCTAGGCGGTGCAGTCACTGATGTCTCGGCAAATGTACTAGGACAAGCAGATGCTGGAAGAGAATTTGCCTCCAATTTGGAAAAAGGTAATGCAAGTCTTACAGGACTGACTGGTGGCTTTGCTAGAGCCAGTGAAAACTTTGATAAGACCTATGGTGATACTGCACGAGCAATATCAACTGGTGCCATAGCTGGTGCAAATGGTCTCAGTGATTTAGCTAAGAGCGCAGATTCTTTAGGGCAACAACAATTTAAACTCACAGAAGAAAATTTAAAGTCAGCAGTTGCAGCCGCAGATGCACAGGCAAATGCCTCGGGTAAATTACAAAATGCAGTTATTGGTGCAGAAACTGCTGCCCAGAATTTAAAATTATCTTTGCAAAATGAACTAACACCGGCTATTGCAGATTTTGCTAATGTATCAAAAGCCATGCTGGGTGAAGTTAAAAAGATGTTGGCTGACGTTGGAGTTGGGGTAAAGGATTCAGCTGACAGTGGTTTATGGGGCGATGTAAAAGGGGCGCTAAAATCGATTGGCCGCGCTGGTCTTGAAATTGGAGGTGGGGCGATTGGTGGAGTTATTGGTGCTGGCGTGGCCGCTACAGAAACTGTGGCCACTGGTGGTTTAGGCGTGATAGCAGCTCCGGCATTGACATATGGTGGTGAAGCTGCAGGTGCTTACGCAGGAAAACAACTAGCTGATGTATTGGGATTTGCCAAAGGCGGTATTAGCTCTACATCCAATCCACAGGGTGTATTGGCAATGGTAAGTGAGGGTGGTATAAACGAAGCACATGTACCGCTACCAGATGGTAAATCAATTCCAGTAGACATGGGTAACTTCACAGATAATTTAGCCAAACAAATTTCAACAGCTATTGTTGCTGGCTTGTCCTCTCAGAAATCAAGTAAAGATGACGCAACAAACAATTCAATTGCTAATGAAATATCAAATCAACGAGCATTAGTAAACGAATCATTAGAACAATCACTAAATCAAATGGTATCATTAATGAGAAAACAGGTAGATTCGGGAGATGAAATGATTAACCATTTACGGGATCATACTGATATATCCAAGAAACTTCTTAACGCATCATTGTAATCTTATAAATATAAGATACCTAGGAATTAATAATGGCCGGATGGAAAAAATATTTTAAGACAGGGAATATACAGGGCGCAATAAGCCCAATTGGTAGCCCTGGCAACTCACAGGCAAATCCAGCATATCGAGCTATGGCAAGCAACTTGCCTGAGGTTTATATCGGACACCCTAATCGTATTGAACGATATAATCAGTACGAACAAATGGATATGGACAGCGAAGTCAATGCTGCCTTGGACATTTTGGCAGAATTTTGTTCGCAGAAAAATGAAGAAAATTTAAGTGCATTTGATCTACACTTTCATGAAAAGCCCACAGACAACGAAGTTAAGATCATTAAAGAACAACTTCAACAGTGGATTAATCTAAATGAATTTAACAAACGTATATTTAAAATTGTGCGCAATACTATCAAGTATGGCGATCAAGTGTTTATCCGTGATCCAGAAACATTTAAGTTATTCTGGACAGAGATGTCGAAAGTTACTAAAGTTATTGTAAATGAAAGTGAAGGCAAAAAGCCCGAACAATATGTGATCAAAGACATACAACCCAATTTCCAAAACTTAACTGTAACTGCGGTATCAACAAGTGATACATTTACAAATCACCCGCAAGTGGGCGGGGCAAGTGGTAGTTATACACAACCCCGTACACCTTATAGTGGTGGTAGTAGATTTAGTCATGCACAAAACGAAGCAGTTGTTAACGCAGAACACGTGGTGCATTTGAGCCTAACTGAGGGTTTAGATGTATTCTGGCCTTTTGGTAATAGTGTACTAGAAAACGTTTTCAAAGTATTCAAACAAAAAGAATTACTTGAAGATGCTATTATTATCTATCGTGTACAACGTGCTCCTGAGCGTCGTATGTTTAAAATTGATGTAGGTAATATGCCTACACATATGGCTATGGCCTTTGTTGAGCGTATCAAAACAGAAATTAGTCAACGTCGTATCCCTACTCAATCGCAAAGTGGCGTTAACATGATGGATGCTACTTACAATCCATTGAGCACAAACGAAGACTTTTTCTTCCCACAGACTGCTGAAGGTCGTGGTAGTAGTGTGGAGATTTTACCCGGTGGACAAAATTTGGGTGAGATTACAGACTTAAAATTCTTTACTAATAAACTATTCCGTGGATTACGTATTCCTGCAAGTTATTTGCCTACAGGAGTTGATGACGGCACACAAAGTATCAGTGATGGTAAAGTAGGTACTGCTCTTATACAAGAGTGGCGTTTTAATCAATATTGTATGCGTCTACAGTCTATGATTGTGGACAAATTAGATGCAGAATTTAAAATGTTTATGCGCTGGAGAGGCATTAACATTGACGGACAAATCTTTGATTTAACCTTTAATCCTCCGCAGAACTTTGCACAGTATCGTCAAGCAGACATAGACAGTTCTAAGATTGCTACATTTACACAATTAGAGCAGTTTCCTTATTTCTCTAAACGTTTCCTAATGAAGCGTTACTTGGGCTTAAGTGAACTTGAAATGAGTGAAAACGAAATGCAATGGGCCGAAGAAAAAGGCAAGTCAGAAGAAACAAGTCCGGGACAAGCAAACTTGCGTAACGTTGGTGTTACCCCTGGTGGATTGGCTAGCGACCTTGAGAATGTTACTCCGGAGCCTGGAGCTGATGTTGCTGGTGCCGGTGGCGCATTAGACTTAGGTGGCGGTGCTGAAGGTGGGGGTGTCGGGACTCCAACAGGCGGAGCCGGTCCTGCGGCAAGTGCCCCGGGAGTGGGCGGATAATATCCATTCGCTATAAATACTAGACTATGTTTATTACAGATCTATTAGAAAGTCCACAACCCGTACTGCCCGGATATCAATCCGAACAGGACGATAATTCAGTCATGAAACTATCTGATCTACGCAAAACAAGACTAACACTAGCACACCTTAACCGTTTAAGAATGGCGAATGATGTACGTAAATTTGAGTTTGAGAAAAAGTTAGAAACAATACAATCACAGTATGCAGCCCCTGCAGAAGAGGGCGGAGCCGGTGCAATGCCGGGCCTATAACAGAATTATTACAAATTCTATCTAAAATACATTAAAAAACACGCATATTACATAGTTTTCTGCGTAGTTTAGTAAATAGAAATACAAAGCCAATTATTTAAAGGAGTTTCTTAATGAACAAATATGAACAGTTGATTGAACACATCATCAACGAAGACGAACAAGCAGCTAAAGAACTTTTCCACCAATTAGTGGTTGAGAAGTCACGTGACATTTATGAGTCACTAATGGACGAAGACTTGGGTGGCAATGCTAGCCAAAACTTTGTGCAAGGCATCCAAGGCGAGCAAGAAGCCGCACAAGACCAAGGTCTTGGTGAAGATGACGAAATGGATCTAGACGGTGACGATGAGATCGGCACCGACGACATGGATGGCGAAGAAGAAACATTTGGTGGTGACGAAACTGACATGGGTGACATGGGTGGTGACGAAGCTGAACATAATGAAATCGAATCTAAAATTGATGATCTAAGTGCACAACTAGAAGAATTAAAAGGCATGTTAGCCGGCGACGAGCACGGTGATGACATGGGTTCTGAAGAGCCTGCTGATGACTTAGGTGCTGATAGCGACTTTGACATGGACGGTGGCGAAGAAGAGTCTGACATGGAAAGCATGAGCATGGAATCTGCTAACCCTTTTGCTAAATCAGGATCAGGTAAAAGCGGATCTGCAAGTGGTTCAGGTATGTCTGGTAGCGGTGTAAAAGAATCTAAGAAAATGAGTGGATCTGGTGTTAGCGGTTCAGGTAAGTCAGGATCAGGTAAAAGTGGTTCAGGCAAAATGGAAGGCTACAAAAGAACGGACGTAGAGATCATGAAAGAATACGTTGACAAGATCGGTGAAATTTATAGCCAAGAGCCTGCTAAGGGCGAGGGCAAGACTGTTGGTACAGGCGGTGACGCACCAACAGTAAACAAAAATAGTGTTAGCCTAGACAAGGGACCTGACTTTGGTGGTACTAACGAAAACATTCTAAGTGGTCAAGGCAATGAGCAAGCTGCTGATGGAAAGCAATTTAAAGCTCCAAACAATGAGTATAGCAAAAAGCGTGGCGACTTACCGGGGGCCGGACAATTTAAAAATGTTCCAGGTAAGAAAAAAGTATGGGACCAAAAGGGACCTGCTGAAGGGCACGGCGCAGAGAAGAAGTCTGGTGCAGAAGGAAAGTTAGTTGGTGCTGACGGAAGTCGCCCAGTTAACAAAACTAGTGTGCAAAAGCAAAACACTGGTAAGAAGTAATAGGAACTTATAATAATGGCTTTGTTCCTTAAAGAAACTTTATCATTTGACAACGCAGAGCTTCAGGTTATATCTGAAGACTCTGGCGATGGCAAGGGTAAGCATTTCTACATGGATGGGATATTCATTCAAGGTGGCGTACAGAATGCCAACAAACGTGTATATCCCACACATGAAATTAAAAAAGCTGTTGGTACTATCACTGAGCAATTAAGTGGTGGATATAGTGTACTGGGTGAGTTAGATCATCCAGATGACTTAAAGATTAACTTGGATCGTGTTAGCCACATGATAACAAAAATGTGGATGGACGGACCAAATGGTTACGGAAAATTAAAAGTATTACCAACACCAATGGGTAAACTAGTTGAAGCAATGCTGACAAGCGGTGTTAAGCTAGGAGTAAGCTCACGTGGATCTGGTAATGTTAATGAAGGAAGTGGACACGTTAGTGATTTTGAAATCATTACCGTAGACATTGTTGCACAACCTAGTGCACCAAATGCATATCCTAAAGCAATCTATGAGGGCTTGATGAATATGCGTGGTGGACAACAGTTGTTCGACATGGCTAAAGACGCCAGCACTGATCAAAGAGTACAAAAGTACGTGGAAAAAGCAGTGGTGCAGCTTATCAACGATTTGAAACTATAGGAGAACAAATCCAATGTTAGACGCCTTAAAACCAATGCTAGAAAGCGGCATTATCAACGAGTCTACACAACAAGCTATCAATGAAGCTTGGGAAACCAAGTTAACTGAAGCACGTGAGCAATTACGTGCAGAGCTTCGTGAAGAATTCGCTGGTCGTTATCAGCATGACAAGCAAGTAATGGTTGAGGCTCTAGACAAAATGGTTACAGAATCTTTAACTGCTGAGATTGAAGAATTCAAAGCAGAGAAACTAGCTCTTTCAGAAGACCGCGCAAAGTTTAACGCTCGCATGGTTGAAAGTGCAGGTAAGTTTGATCAATTCCTAGTTACAAAACTAGCTGAAGAGATCCAAGAACTACGCAATGATCGTAAACAATATGAGAATAGCATCGCTAAACTTGAATCGTTTGTTATCAAAGCACTTGCAGAAGAAATTCAAGAGTTTGAAGCAGACAAGAAAGCAGTTGTTGAAACTAAAGTTCAACTTGTTGCTGGAGCTAAAGCAAAATTAGCCGAGCTACAAAAGAACTTTGTTGCACGTAGTGCTGAAATGGTTAAAGAATCTATTACCGCGAAACTAGAGTCTGAAATGACTCAACTAAAAGAAGACATCAATATTGCTCGTGAGAACATGTTTGGTCGCCGTTTATTCGAAGCTTTTGCAAGCGAGTTTGCTGTTACTCACTTAAATGAGAACAAAGAAATTGCTAAGATGCAAGAGATGTTGAAGAAACAAAGTGCAGTTATTGCCGAAGCTAAAAAAGCTATCGAAAATAAAGCAATGTTAGTTGAATCAAAAGAAAAAGAAATTCGTATTATCAAGGAATCAACAGAACGTAAGACACGTCTTGCAGAAATGTTGAAGCCTCTAAACAAAGAGAAAGCTGCAGTAATGAGCAGTCTACTCGAATCAGTGCAGACCGACAAGTTACAGTCCGCATTTGATAAGTATCTACCAGCAGTTCTGAACAACGGAACAGTTAAAACAGTTGCCCCAAAAGCATCAGTGTTAACTGAAAGTCGTACAGAAGTGACGGGAGACAAAACTGCAATGCAAGTATCAACTCAAGACACAGAAGCTTCTGCTAATGTATTTGAATTGAGAAAACTAGCAGGGCTTAAGTAACTTACCCTAAATAGGAAAAAAGGAAAAGAAAATGACACAAGCATTATTAGAAAGCCGTTGGGGCGAGACAAAAGACGCTCTGCTAGAAGGCTTAAATGGTTCACGTAGAACTACTATGGCAGTTGTATTGGAAAATACACGTAAGCACTTGGTAGAAAATGCAACAGCTGGCGCAACATCAGCAGGTAACGTAGCAACACTTAACCGTGTTATTCTACCAGTTATCCGTCGTGTTATGCCTACAGTTATTGCTAACGAAATTATTGGTGTACAACCAATGACAGGTCCAGTATCTCAGATTCACACACTACGTGTACGTTATGCAGATAACGTTACAGGTACAAATGGTGCAACTGGCGCTACTGTTGGTGACGAGGCATTAAGCCCATTCAAGATTGCTACTGCTTATTCTGGTACAACATCAGGATATGCTAGTTCAACTGCAACACTTGAAGGCGTACCTGGCAACCGTATCAACGTTCAAATCTTGAAACAAGTTGTTGAAGCGAAGACACGTAAAATGTCAGCACGTTGGACATTTGAAGCCGCTCAAGACGCACAGTCTATGCACGGTTTAGATGTTGAAGCAGAAATTATGGCTGCTCTAGCACAAGAGATCACAGTTGAAATCGATCAAGAAATTATCGGTTCACTAAGCTCTTTGGCCGCAACTGACTACGCTTTTGACCAATCAGCAGTATCTGGTACTGCAACATTCGTTGGTGACGAGCACGCTGCTCTAGCAGTGTTAATCAACCGTTCAGCTAACCTAATCGCACAACGTACACGTCGTGGTGCAGGTAACTGGGCTATTGTAAGTCCTGCTGCATTGACAGTACTACAGTCAGCAACAACAAGTGCTTTTGCTCGTACAACAGAAGGAACTTTCGAAGCTCCAACAAACACAAAGTATGTAGGTACATTAAACGGCGCAATGCGCATTTATGTAAATTCATACGCAAACGATTCAACTCCAGTATTGGTTGGATATAAAGGTACTAGCGAGGCTGATGCAGCTGCGTTCTATTGCCCATATATTCCTCTAATGTCTTCTGGTGTTGTATTAGATCCTAATACTTTTGAACCAGTAGTAGGCTTCATGACACGTTATGGTTATGTTGAGCTTACAAATACTGCTTCTTCTCTAGGTAACGCAGGCGACTACGTTTCTGAGATCAGTATTGCAAATCTATCTTTCCAATAATCGAAAGATTATTTACAGAACAAAAACCCACTACGGTGGGTTTTTTGTTGGCTATTCGATAAATACTCTGTTCGCTCTTAACTGAGAGTTCCCGGAGTAAGCCACTCCGGGTAGCTTAGAACGCTAACACAAGGAGAAATTAAATGGCAAAGTTAAAAATATCAAATCAAACCTCACAAACAAACGTAACATATCCTCAACCAGAGGGTGATCGTTTTATTAGCCCAACGTTAATCAACGGACTTCACTACGGTGGTGTTGGTGGTTTGACAACAAATGGTAATCTACAGATTAGACCCACAGTATACGTCAACGCAGTTGGTGCATCTGCTGCTGCAGGCAGTATTATTGCACAAAAAGGTTCACACAAGTTCCGTGTAACTGATGGTACTTATACTGGTGATTGTAAATTAGTAAACAGTACAACATTGGCTGCAGGTCAAATGAATCTATGGGCTAACGTATGTATTATCCCCAGTGCAACAATGGCATCTGCAAACGTAGCCGGTGGTGCAACAAGTGCTACAGTGACATGGACTGCAGGTACAACACTTGGACCAGTAGCTACCCCACGTGTAGGTGACTACTTAGTTGGTTTCCCAACAAGCCCAAATATCAGTGCTTATGGTGCTCAAGTTACTA